GGAATGCGTAAATGGGTTGCTTCTAACAGCGATCAAGATATGAATGAAATGTTCCGTCGCATTTACGACATGGCAACTGATAAAGTTGAAATGAAATCTATGCCGGGTTTCGTAGTTACTCTTGCTGATTATATGTACAAAGCAAACTTCGTAGCTGATAGTGAAGTTAATATGGTTGCTTTCCTTACAGAAGTAATGATGGAGGCTGAATACAGATGATATACGATATATTAACATTTGCGCTTGGTTGTTTCGTTGGTGTCGTTGGGTGGCAGGTACTAGTAGTATCTGGAGAGATTATAGAGGAAAAGAAAGCTCGCTATCGTGCAGGTACTCATGACTACTATGGTAACAGAATAGATAAGGATGATGTATAATGGGTCAGTGGATAGATAGACTTATTAACAAATCAATCGTTGACTGCGCTTTTTGTGGAAAAAAGGTTGACAAAAAGACATGTTTCAGTGTAAAATTAAATACAGCAGAAGGCCTTCATACAATCAAGGCTTGTAAAGACTGCGGTGATGATGTTAACGAAGTACTCAAAGCTATTGAGGAGGTTAAGAATGACTCTCCCGTGTGAACGCAGACGCGCAGTAAATAATACTCGTCAGTTTTTAGTAGATCTAATGGATCCTAAGAAAACACCAAGGGTACCATCGGCTGTACGTAAAGAAGCTTATCGTTGCGTTAAACATTATCCAGACGATTATTACATGGAACAGGCTGCTGAACAAGCGCCAGAAGTATTTGGAGATTGGAAAAATGAGTAAAGCACATAGTCCGTTTGATTACATGAACGCGGTTTCTTTCACGAAGGAAGATCTTATTGGCAATAGTGATCAGCCAGATATTGCTGAGAAAGACTATAGTCCTTATATGGTTAACCGTGGATTTGCTAACTTTGAAGATACTATTCTCCATGCTAATGAATTAAACCAAAGACATCATCTCTTTCATGGTGCACAGTTTGATTATTATCGTGGTGCATTACGCAAACGTAAACGTTTTTCTAAATGGCCAAAGGCTGATAAAAGCGATGATCTTGATGCGATTCAGCAAGTGTATTCGTGTAACCGTACAGTAGCAAAACTATATTTCAAAGCCCTTACAGAAGATGATCTTAAGGTAATTCATAACAAGATGAATATCGGCGGAGTTTCTAAATAGGATAAATATATTGGATGGTCATGGTGAGCATCGTGATAATAATAAACAATATAAAATAAGGTGCTGTATGTTATGGAAAATGAAGACATTTTCAGAGGCGTCGGTATAGAAATTTCGCTCCCTACTCCCGATAGTTTTTTGAAAGTCAAAGAAACTCTCACTAGAATTGGCATATCTTCTCGCAAAGAAAAGAAATTATATCAAACATGTCATATTCTACACAAGCAAGGACGATACGCAATTCTGCATTTCAAGGAATTGTTTATACTAGACGGTAAGAAAAACACATTTACAGAAGAAGACTTAGCAAGACGTAATACGATTGTTAATTTGTTAGAAGAATGGGAATTGATCTCTATAGTTAATCCGATGTCGGATGAAGCTGTATCTGCTCCTATAAATCAAATTAAGATTTTATCTCATAAAGAAAAATCTAATTGGACCCTTGAGGCCAAGTATAATATTGGGAAAAAGTGATATGAATGTATATAAAGTGAATGAATTAGCAGAGCTGCCAGAATACGCAACAGATGGTTCAGCCTGCTTCGATATTAAAGCATGTATTAAGAATGGACAACGTTTAAGATCTTTTAACTCTTTTAATAAAGAAATGTCAGTAATGGTAAAGGGAGTCGGCGGGGTTAAAGACGCTTTCCAATTGCCACCAAGCATTAGGTGTTTAGTACCAACAGGTCTTATCTTTGATATTCCTGCAAAACACGTAATGAAAATGTACATCCGTTCATCAGCTGCTTTGAAAAAAGGGCTGACCTTGGCGAATGGCGTTGGTATAATTGATTCGGACTATGTCGAAGAATCTTTTATCATGCTGGAGAATATTTCTGATAGTATGGCAACAATTGAAAACGGTGAAAGGTTAGCTCAATGTTTAATTGAGAAGACTCTTAGCATGAAGATTGTTGAAGTATCAGAAAGACCAGGACAAAAAACTGATCGTGATGGTGGGTTTGGAAGTACTGGTGAATAACACATATTACTAAATGTAATAACCTTTTTTAAGTTTATACACATTTAGCAGTATAAATAAAGATGTAGGAATGCCGTAATAGGGTTCCTACACTTTTAAACCGTCGGTTAATACGACACATAAAATAATCTTGCTTAACAGGAGATAGCAAAATGACACAACACAACCCGAGAACCCATGCACAGTTCACTACAGATTTACTTAACGATCCATACTTTATTGGATTTGAAAATCTTGTGAATAAAATGACGTTGCCAATGCAAGGCAAACAGAATTATCCCCCATATAATATCATTAGAAAAAGTGACAATTCTTATGAATTGCAACTCGCTGTCGCAGGCTTTTCTTTTGAGCAACTTGATATTGAAGTTAAAGATGGGATTTTGTCTATTTTAGGCGAAAAGAATATAGATCGAGAAGATAGCAATGAGTACCTTCACAAAGGAATCTCTGCACGATCCTTTACTCGAACGTTTACTCTATCAGATACTATTGTTGTAAACAATGCTGATTTGAATAACGGTATTTTGAGTATTGATCTTGAAAATGTTATACCAGATGAAAAGAAACCTCGTAAGATTAATATCACGAGACCAACGGAAAAATAACTTATCGCCCTCAGGAGGGGCAACTAATGAAAAAGGCTATTTCTTGGATTAAGGAATGTGACGGACACTTTTGTAATACTATATCTGAATTTGCGCTATTAGTTACTATGATGCTTACAACATATCATTGTATTGCATTAATATCATAAGTTTATAGAAAGGGAGCTTAATTGCTCCCTTTTTTATTACGCTATTAAACCACTAGTTATTCCATACGCTAACAATGTCTTAGCACCCATACCACCACCGCCACTAAAACTTACTTGCGATACTTGATGTCCGCCGTTAGTTATATAAGTTGGTGAAGGCGCGATAGTGGTGTTGCCACCTATGATAACTTGTCCACCCGGAACACCAGATATTTTATCTGCAGCTCTTGCTTTAGCTCCATCATCTTTCGAAGGAGTAAAACCAAGATCCCCTTGCCACTGATATCCTTCCCCAGGATGATAAATAGAACCTCCTGGAACAATCTCAATGCCGTTGAGATTTGATCCACGCCGATTGCGCATTATTTCATTCATCATTAGCAAATTCTCATAGGTTGAGTTATAATCTTGTAATGATGTACCAGGCAATCTTTCGCTATTTGAATCAATCATACTATTATATCGGTCTCTTAGACCCGTGCGTATTGCTTCTAAAGAATCTACACTAACATCCATATCATTAAGTTCACTCGACATTTCTAATATTTGTCCTTCCAACGCCGATGCTTGCATTTGCCCACCAACGCCCATAAGATCAAACCTTGCCTTTTCAGTTCGTAAATACGCAATCTCTTCCATCATATTTTGCAATGGGGATATAGTTTTGTTTAGAGCTAAGACTTCAGGTGTAGTCATGCCTTCAGTTGCAGCTGCTTGTTCTTCGGGTGTCATAATCGATAAATTAGTGCCTAAATTTTTAAATTCTTCTTTTCTAGTTAGTAGAATACGGTCAGCTTCTGCTAAATCGGCTTCCAACTGAGCTTCGTTTTCTGCTTTCCTCTGATTGTACCAGTCATACATTTGTACGCCAAGACTAAGAGAACCACCTACAATTGCTCCAATTAAAGCGCCACCGGGACCAAACATTGATCCAATATATGCTCCAGTTAAAGCACCCTTTGCAACAGAGCCACTGGCCTTTAAGTACTGTCCATACGGTTTAGTTTCCCAGCCTGACGGTAACACTTGATCGGCTAACCAGTTAGCGGCCTCGTCACCAAACATAAGAGCCAGACCAACAACACCACCGGCCATTTTCGCCTTCAGGCCTATCATCTTTTTGCCAGCCCCGCCATCTCCGCCACCGGCCAAAGCTTTGCCAGCCCCAAATAACGCACCAGCGCCCAAACCAAGTCCGAATATTGATAAAGGGTTATCAGTAAATTCGTCAACCTTTGTAATTACGTCACCAAAAAATGCAGTAATTTTACCAAGATCTTTTGCTAATAATTTTGTATCCACAGCAATCTCTTTCATGGATACACCAAACGCCGCCATATCTTCAAACGCAGTTTCAGAAACACCAGCATCTATTAGAGCTTCTTTAAGGCCACCTTTTTCATCGATGTATCCTTTGATAAGATTAGTAGCCACGAATCCACCGGCGCCGATCATTGCTAGGTTCTTTAACGTAAGTAATTTAGCAATCGCGTCACCTTTCTTTTCACCAACTTCGCTTAATGGTTTAACACCTTTACCTTTATCATCGTCAGTTTGGTTAGCAAGAGGAGTTTTTAGTTCTTCAAATTGCTCATTAGTTTTAAGTCTTTCTTGCGCAGTTTCAGCCAAACCTAGCTGAGTACGCATCATATTTGTCTGTTCTAATATGTTATTTGAAATAGCAGTAAATACGTTACCGAACTTTTGCAATTCGATTTTCACAGACCGAATTGAGTGAGTCCCACTATTTCTATTGAGATCACCTTCGGCCTTTAGCCTTTGGATAATTGCCTGTGTTTCTAACGATAGTTCTGCCATTTACTTCTAACCTTTATCTGCGTTTTGCTTTTCTATAAATTCAACTAACATTCCAAAGTAAATATCTCTTTCATACGGAATCAAACTTTCAATTTCATTTATAGAGTATTTGTGATGCTGTGCCATCGCGAATATCATTTTGTAATATTCAGATAAGTTCGTATGACACAGCGCTAGGTAAAAAAACTCCGCATTCCTTCTATCACAAACGTCTTTGCATCACCGTTCGAATTTGTATATTTCATTTCATGCCGTAATTTTGGCATAGTCTCAAAGAATTCTTGTATTTGCTTAATAACCCCACCGTCAAGACCATCCATAAACGTATCAACTTCTTCGCCTGTATAATCTTTAAACTTGAAAATTTCATCTTCAGAAGCTAACATATCTAAACACGAAATCATTAACAAGTAGTTTATCAAAGGATCGTTTTGATCCATTTCAACAATTTGTATAAACTGATCAATAGTAGGATACTTTAAAAATAAAGTAAAGTCTTCGTTTATTTTAATTTCGTTAGTATGTCCATCGAAACGTGTTAGCGTAACTGTATCAAGATCTAAATTTAACTTTACGTCTTCATCCGTGTCTTTATCTTTAATATTAAACCCAATTTCGTTATTCACTGATTTAGATCTTAAAATAAGAAGTATATATTCTAAATCAAACATCGGTAGATCTGATACATCTTTTTCTATTAAACAATTATTAACAATCTGTTTAGAAGCCAAAACTTCTTGTCGTGCTTCTTTTGATTCTTGTGCTACTAACAAAATCTTTTCTTCTTTAACTGTGAACGGTCTGTATTTAACCTTTTCACCGGTAGAAGGTAGTTCTAATTCAAAGATAGGTAAGTCAATCTTAGGTAAAGCCATTATTTATTTCTCCATTATTTAAAAAAACTACTTATTCTGCCAACGGCATTACTAACGGTAGTATATTTGTTCACAGCATCTTGTACAGTTCGTGGTACTAAGTCTTGCCCAATTAATTGACCAACAGCGCCAAGGCCATTTATCAGTCCTAATAATCCGTTGCCTCTGCCATAACGTGCAGTAGGCGATCC